GCCTCCGCCGCCCGATCCCCCGGGTTTTCCGCCATTTGGTGGTCGGCCTCCGCCGCCCCCGCCTCCGCCAGCAGAAGTTACTGAAAGCGCTGAAGAGCTTGATCCATTAGTTCCTTTAGGTAGTCCATCAGATCCACCTCCTCCAATTGAAACTGGATAACCTTGGACTGATACTGGTACGGATGAAACTGGTGATGTTAAAGGGCCCGGTCCAGCTGTATATGAACCACTTTGAGTTCCTGCAGAAGCTCGCCAGCCGCCTCCGCCTCCGCCGCCTCCGCCGTCACCCGTCAAATATTGACCGGTTCCGCCGCCTCCGCCGACTACTAAATAGTCAACAGAGTCAAAGTCAGGTCCTCCTGCTTCTGATACACAGAAAGTACCTGGTCCTGTAAAAATATGAATTTTATAAGCTCCGCACGGAGTAGTAGATACACAGTTTCCACCTGTAGCTACAATTGTTTTTACCCCTCCAGAAGTTAAACCTAATCCTCTTGCAGAGCCTGCTCCGAATGTTGCTATTAATGGCATATTCTTTCTCCTCCTAACCTATTACGCGAACTGTGTTTGAGAAGCTAATACTGTAAATGTAGCTGATCCAGTTTTTATAATAGTATATGAATAAACATCTAATGAGTTAGTATTACCTGCGGAAGGTGCAGATCCACCTTGCCACTCTGGAGTAACACTTGACCCATCAATTTGAAATGCTGAATTGTAATAAGCTGATGAACCATTTTTTACAATGTGAGCTATAGTTACTGACTCACCTGTGTCCATAATAGAGTCTAAAGCTGTTGAGCCATCTCCTCTAACGTTTAATGTCCAGTTACCTCCAGCATCTGATGTAAAGTTTAAAACTGCTTGAGTAAGCACATCGTAAGCGATTGTGCCTGTAGCTGATGTAGCAGCTGTTGTAACTTTTTCTGCAACGCTTTGAATTTTACCTTGGCCATTAAAAGTCGCTCTTCCATAACCTTTTGGTGTAATATTTAAATCTATATTAGCATCTCCTCCAGTTGCAGATATTGCTGGAGCAGCTCCAGTTGCTGCGTTTCCAATTGAAAATTCATTAACTGCAGATCCGGCTGTTACAAATTTAATTTGTTCGTTTGAGTTTTCATCTAGAATAGCTTTAGTATTATCAATAATAATATTTTGTGCGTTAGTATCTAGGTCTGCTGAAAGTTGTGGTGAGAAATCAGATGATAATTCTGTAAACGCTGTATCAACAACATTTGTTCCATCAGAGTAAACCATTTTTGTGCCTTTGTCAGCCGCTGCCCAAGTTACTCCAGTTCCTGAAGAAGTTTTAAACGTTACTGTGTGAGCACCTGTAGTTGCATTATCAACTACAAAAGTTTTTTCAATTGAATCAGGGATAGTTACGTTAACTGCTCCTCCGATTGTTCCTGTTAATTTTAATACGGCATTTTTACCATTTGATAAAGCACCATTTGAAAAAGTTAAAGTTGCGCCTGATGTGATACCTACTGCATCATAACCACCAATTGCTTGTTCTAAAATTAATAAGTTTGTATTTGTGATCTGTCCCCAAGTTCCTGAATTTTCTCCAGTAGCTTGAACTGTAAGTTTTAAACTAGCCGATGTAGAGTTTGCCATAATTTATTCTCCGATTTTACTATTTTATTAAATAATTTATATAGTGTCAAACTATAATTATGCAGCGTTAGTTGAAACTTCCTGCCATCCTGGAGGGTCAACTGGTGCTGTACCAGTATTAACTTCGTTCCAAATCAATACATTTGTAGCTGTACCTAAGCTAAAAGTCAAGGCATTTCCAGTAACATCTACATTACACTCTGGAATAATTATCGGTGTTAATGATGATGCAAGAGACATTCCAAAACCAGTAACATCAACAGGAGTATTTAAATCTATAGTTTCTACTCCTAATACCATAGTCATTGTTTGACCATAATCAGGATCAGCTATAAATTGACCATTATTCCATCTTGAATTACCCCAAGTAGCATCTCCCCAAGCCATAGTAGTGTCACCAGCTCCGGTGTTTGCATCTCCAGTAATGTCAAAATTATTTTGCCCTGGTTGAGCTAAACTCATTGACATTTGTTGTCCAGTTAGTGATGCATCAGGTGCAGGATCTACACCAGAGAAATTTTCTGACATAGCCATTGTCAATAATTCAGTTGAACCATTGCCCCAAGCTAATGTGCCCCAAGTAGATTTGTATCCCCAATATCCTGGTATTGCAGACGTTATTTCTGCAATAGTGACTGGTTCTCCGACTGCTGTTCCTAATGCAGCTGTCATTGGAAGACTATTAGGTTCTGCGAATGCAGGGTTAAAGTTTAACTGTGCAACCATTGGTATACCGCTTGGGAATGCAGTAAAGGAAGCAAACGCTTCAACAATTGATGGAGCAGAAACCGTTAATGGATTTCCACTAAGAGTTAAACTTGAATCTCCATTTATAGAAATACCACCTGAACCCTCGGCCATTGTCATGGCAAGACCAGTGACTTGATGTAAATTTCCAGATTGACCCCAAGTTTCAGTTCCCCATGTATCAGAACCCCAACCTTGGAAAATTTGAGTTGTAGTTGTTATGCCATCATTGTTAAGTGACATGTCCATGTTTTGACCGCCACCCCAAAAATAAGTTCCCCATGTGTCTCTGCCCCATAAAGAATCATTAGGGTTTGAAACAAAAACAGTTAAGTCTTGGTTTTGATTCCAAGCTCCTTGATTCCATGAGTGAGCTCCCCATGAATTAACAACCATGTCCATGATACCACCCATGCCAATACCATGGACGTAACATAAATAATAAAAATCTGTAAATGAAGATGGTGTAACTTCTACATATCTATCTGTAGCATTGTTAAAGGTAGTTGTGTTGATATAGTCAGACTGAGTGCTAGCTCCATCTAAAAAATAACTTACGTTTGCAGAAATTATTCCGGACGTGCTTGTGTTAGTAGAAAAAATTAATGGATGGCCATCATTCGTAGAAGCAGTCTGATCAAATCTTATAACAGAACCGGCTACCCAACTAACTGTGCCGGGTCCTGTTGCATTTCTAACTCCGTCTAAATAAAATACATTACCTGTGCCACCGCCATATAAACTACCGGACGCAACTGTAACATCATAAGTAATGCCGGTAGCTCGAGACATGAGCCCACCCATTCCTATGCCATGATACCAACAAAGATAATAAAAACTAGAAGCTGATGAAGAAGTAATCTCAACGTAACGCGTAGTAGCCGCGTTGAACGTTGTGGAGTTCATGTAATCTGTTTCATTACTAACTCCATCAAGATAGTAAGTTACTCCAGTAGAAATTATTTGAGCTTTACTTTGTGTAGTAGAAAATAATAAAGGGTGATTATCATTTGAAGAATCACTCTGATCAAATCTATATGTAAGACCTGGTTCCCATATTACATCAAACTCACGTGTTCCATCGAGATAATATACGTTACCTGTACCACCGCCATAGAGATCCCCACTTGCTACGGTTACCGTATAAGTTTTATTTGCCATAGGAGTCTACCTCCTATTAGCCCGATATTCTTAGTATCGCTGCTGTTGATGTTGGCGCTGGAAACTGAATTGTGAAAGTTCCTGATGTAGCTGTTTTGTCTGCTCCAAAATCTAAAACACAAACTGCATCAGTAGTCCCTGACCCTGCTCCAGCTGTTGTATTATAAATTAAAGCACCTCTCGCAGTCAGTGTTACACCTGTAAAAGATCTGTCTGCAAAATCACATCGTGCTACACCTACAGTCATAGAAGTTCCTAAGTTAACTAGAGCTCCTCCACCTTGAGTGTATTGACCAGTGTTTCCAACTTGACCACCTGTACTATCACCAGGATAGTTAGTAGTTGCAGAGTTTAGAGTTGCTGTTGAAGAGTAAAGAGCTAATTTGAACGTATCACCACCAGTTTGTTTAAAACTCATTGCTCCATCTAAAAGTTCTTTTTTAAATGAATTACAAATTGCTTGCGTTATGGCCATAGTTTTCTCCTTATTGTTTTCCTATTCGAGGAACACCACTTTGGTATTCATCCCGTCTTCGTCTTCCCATTTGTTCTATTGAGAATCCTTTGACTGCCTCTTGATATTTTTTATCATATAACTGGAGCAT